CCATCCTTGCGCGTCAGCGTGAGGGCGACGTAGGAACCTATCACTATGTGGATAATCTGGCCCGCGCTATTCGCCATATTGGTCGTCAACTGGTGGATTTGATCCCCAAGATTTACGACACTGAGCGTATCGCCCGCATCATCGGTGAAGACGGTGAGTCTGAAACCGTCAAGATGAACCCCATGCAGCCCGAAGCTGTCAAGAAGATCGTGGACCAAGAGGGCAACACGATCGAGAAAATCTACAACCCGTCAGTTGGCAAGTACGACGTGCGTGTCATCACCGGCCCCGGCTACGCCACCAAGCGTCAAGAGGCTCTGGAGAGCATGGCGCAGTTGTTGCAAGGCAACCCGCAGTTGTGGCAAGTGGCTGGCGATCTGTTCGTCAAGAACATGGACTGGCCCGGTGCAGACGACCTCGCTGCCCGTCTGGCCCGCACCATCGACCCCAAGCTGCTCAACGCCGAAGAGGACGAAGACCCCGCACTGCAAGCTGCCAACATGCAGATTCAGGCCATGGGTCAGGAGATGGAGCAAATGTACCAGATGCTCCAGCGCGTCCAGCAGAGCATGGAAGCCCGCGACTTGGAGATCAAGGAGCAGGCCAACCAGATCAAGGCATACGACGCCGAAACCAAGCGTATCGCTGCGGTTCAGGCCGGTATGACCGAGCAACAGATTCAGGACATCGCTATGGGCGTGGTTGCCGCTGCGATGGAGACTGGCGACATCACCGCAGGTATGCCCATGCAGCGCATGGAAGAACCGGCAATGCCCCCTGAACAGCCCCCAATGCCCCCAATGGAAGGACAAATGCAATGAGCGCAGCCGCAGACTTCGTAGGCGAGTTGTTTCTGGCACGGGATGTAGCTCATTCCGTCCACCTGAACACCCGCAGTTTCTCCAAACACATGGCCCTGAACTCGTTTTACGACGATATTGTGGACTTGGCAGACAAGTTTGCCGAAGCCTACCAAGGCCGTCACGGTCTGATCGGCCCGATCACCTTGAAATCGGCCCGTAAGACCACCAATATCGTGGATTTCCTCAAGGACTCGCTGGCCGAGATCGAGGACACCCGGTACAAAGCCTGTGAGAAGACCGACACCCCGATTCAGAACATCATTGATGAAATCGTCGGGCTTTACCTGTCCACCCTGTACAAACTTCAGTTCCTTGCGTAAGGACACATCATGGCAACGTACAACAAGTTCACCCCGGCCATCGAAAACCTGCTTGAAGGCATCAACGCAGGCACCGATTCGTGGGTCATCAAGCTAGCAACCGCTGTCGATCAGGCTGCTGGCACGATCACTGAGACTGCCAACGGCGGCGGCTACACCACCGGCGGCAACGCTGCTGCGGTGACCAGCGCCAGCCAGTCTGGTGGTACGTTCAAGTTGGTGCTGGCAAGCCCGACCGCATGGACTGCCTCGGGTGGCGGTTTCTCTTTCCGCTACGCAGTGCTGACCGATGCCACTACGAGCACCAACGTGGGCTACTGGGACTATGGCAGCTCGCAAACCGTGGCTGCTGGTGAGACTGTCACCGTCACGCTGGATGGCACCAACGGGGTCTTCCAAGCGACCTAAAAATGGGTGTTGTAGCTTGCCTACTTCTTGAAGACGGTAGCTATCTTCTTCAGGAAGACGGCGGCAAGCTGGCGATCGAGCCAGTTGAATACATTGTAGTTGCCGACTCAGGTACCTATTCGGTCACGGGTCAATCGGCTGGTGTCTATCTCGGCAAAACGCTTTTTGCAAACGCAGGAAGCTACGAAACTGTCGGTGTAGCGGCACAAATTGCCAAAAATACGGCACTTTTTGCCGCAGCAGGCACTTATTCGGTCGCTGGTGAGTCGGCCATCATCCTCAAGACCACCGAGCTGACTGCTGAGTCGGGCAGCTACTTGACCGCAGGTCAAGCTGCTGAGATCGACAGGGGCTACGGTCTTGTGGCCGACACCGGGAGCTACTCGCTCACCGGTCAAGCTGCTGAGATCGACAGAAGTTACGGTCTTGTGGCCGATGCCGGTAGCTATTCGCTCACTGGTCAAGCTGCCGAGATTGACAAGGGTTATGGTTTCATAGCCGACACCGGGATTTACTCGCTCACCGGTCAATCGGCTGAAATTGATCGCGGATATTCACTGGTTGCAGCATCTGGGTCATATGCAACGACCGGACAATCTGCGACAATTACGAGAAGTCGTGAACTTGCGGCAGGCTTTGGCACCTATGGTGTAACAGGGCAAGCTGCTGGTGTAACGTACGGCAGGTTGCTATATGGGGCCTCTGGGCTTTATACTGTCACCGGCGTAAGTGCGTCAATCCAGAAGGATCGGGTTGTTGACGCAAGAACAGGGCAGTACACTGTATCGGGAGAAGACGCTGCTATCATCATGGGTGGCGGCCCAACCCCAGTCATCGAACAGTTGTACGTTGATTTAAGGTCGTTCACGGAACGAAGGAGATTTTGATGGCACTCACTCTCAAGGCAATTACGAGCACACTGGGGTACCAGCAGATCACCAGTCTGAGTTCTGCCACTGCGCTGACTATTCCCCAAAAAGACACCAATGGCTTGGCCGGTTCGCCGCGCATCGCCATCATCACCCCCGAGGGCCAAGCTGTTCGCTGGCGCGATGACGGTGTAGCTCCGACTGCCAGCGTTGGTATGCCTCTGGCTGCTGGCGTGACTTTGCAGTACGATGGTGACCTGACCAAAATCAAGTTCATCGAGCAGACCAGCGGTGCCAAGCTCAACATCACTTACTACTCTTGAGGTGAACCATGCACGTCTTCAACACTGATGGCGGCATCGACTCTGCAAAGATGCTCGATTACATTGCCAAACAGCTTCCCGCCGATCTGGCTTCACTGATCAAGACCCGTGACGAGTTGGCTGTGCGCCAAGGCGCACTGTCTGCTGCCGAGGCTGCTATCGCTGACCGTGCTCAGGCTGCTGCCGAGCTGGCAAAAGCCAAGACGCAAGCTGATGATCTGGTTGCTGAAGCCAAAGCCGACAACGCTGCTGCCAAGGCTGCTCTGGCCGATGCCAAAGCACAAAGCAAACTGGTGGCCGAGCAAGCTGCTGCCGCATCCGCTGACATCTCCTCGCGCATGGCTGAGGTTGAAAAGCGTGAAGCCGCTGCTGGCAAACTGGCTTCTGAACTTGATGCTAAACAAGCTGGGCTGGATGCCCGCGCTGCCGTTTTGTCTGAACAAGAAGCCTCGTTGAAAGCACGAGTAAAAGCCTTCCAAGACAAAGTTGCAGCCCTGAGCGCGTAAGGATAAAACATGGCCGTCTTTCTTTCTCCTGTTGGTGGTGCTGGCGCACAGTTCTGCGACAACAACGGTAACCCATTGAACGGCGGCAAGCTGTACACCTACTTGGCTGGTACAACCACGCCTGCGGCCACCTACACCTCGTCTGCTGGCGCTACGTTCCACACCAACCCAATCATCTTGAACGCTGGTGGCCGTGTGCCCGACAGCGGTGAGATTTGGCTGGCTGACAGCGTGATCTACAAGTTTGTGCTCAAAACCAGCGCCGATGTGCTGATCGCCACTTGGGATCAGATCACAGGCATCAATTCCAACTTCGTCAACTTCACCACTGAGACTGAAGTGCAGACGGCCACGGCTGGCCAGACAGTGTTTACTCTGACCACGATGACCTATGCACCCGGTACGGGCAGTCTGACCGTCTATGTGGACGGCGTGAACCAGTACGAAGGCACCAGCTATCTGGAAACAAACAGCACCACGGTGACGTTTACTGCTGGCTTGCATGTGGGCGCTGAGGTCAAGTTCACCACCGCCGTTCAGACGACTGGTAACGCCACCAGTGCAGACGTGGTTTCGTTTACAGGTTTCAACGGTCAGACCGGCGTTGTGCAAGATTTAGCCGGTGATGATGGTTCGGACTGGATTGGTTTTTTGCCCGATGGTGATGATGCTGTTGCCCGTTCCGCGCAGGACAAAATGCGCGATGTTGTCAGCGTCAAAGATTTCGGAGCCGTGGGAGATGGGGTCACGGATGACACAGCTGCGATTCAGGCGGCAATCGACAACGGTGGTGCGTTGTTTTTCCCCGCAGGTGAATACCGCATAACCAACACGCTTACGGTATCTCAAACCGGAGCAACTGTATGGACAGGCGTTGGCCCATCTAGTTTTTCTGCCGGGTCTAAGTTGGTGTTCGACCATGCCCTCGACGCAACGGATTTTATTTCCGTAAGCGGCGATCCTTACACTGGCGGGTTTCAATTTGAGGGATTGTGGTTTTATGGTTCTGGTCGAAACGGAACATACAACACTTCGCCCAATGTCTTGATTCGTATTGGCCCGTCCAGTGGTGCGGATGACAGAGATGTCAATTTTGTCAACTGTAAATTTGAAAACAGTGGCTACGGCATTGTAATTTACGGTCGCGGCTTGACTGTTGACAACTGCGATTTCATTACGTTTGACTATCCGATTTATTTGGATTGGCCGAATCCTTGGTCGCGGGTTGCACCCATCATTCCAGACAACCAGTTGGTCAATGCTTTCCGCGCAATCTATATTCGCAACAACCGCGTGCATTCGTGCAAACGCGCGTTCATTTACAACGTCGGGTATGAACGTGCCAACCTGTTTGGCTTGACGGTTACGGGTAATTACATTGATTCCGAATGTGGGGTGTTTCGCGGTTCTGGTAACAATCTGACATTTACGGGCAACACCGTAATCAATCTGGCCGCCGCCGCATTTGATCTTAATGATTACGCCCGCAACGTCACCATTAGCGGCAACACGATTGCTGGTTTGAACAACGATACATCTACCGCAGCCACTGCTATTGTTACAGGACAAAAATACTACATTGAAAGTGTTGGCTCTACCGATTTCACTTTGATTGGCGCCGCCAACAACACTCAATATGAAGTGTTTACGGCCACTGGTGCAGGAACGGGTTCTGGCACGGCCATACCTGTTTACATGGCCGATGACAACGCGGCTGTCACCATGACAAGCGGCGGCACTTATGAAGGCATTGTGTTTACCGGGAATGCTGTTGGAAATATTTACAAAAACGTAATCGGGCTAAATGGCACCTGGAGCGATATTACGATTGCCAACAACAATTTCAACAATGTATTGTTGGCCAACAGCGACCCGGCGTTGCTGCCGAACTATGCAGTGGTGTATACCTCTACTGGTGGTTCTGGGTTGAGTTTTGTAAATAACACTGTTCAGACAAACCCATACGCCAGAAATTTGGCCGTTGTAAACCGTGCGGCCATCATTGATTCGGTTTTAACAAATTGGACGATTCGTAACACGATTTTCCCCGCCGCATCGTTGCTGGAGCACAATTTCAACTCGTTCTACGACTTGAACCAAGACGTACATACGCAACTTTACGCAGGCGATGGCACCACCAGAACATTTACTTTAACTGCTACACCAAAAGCGGTGCTTGTTGTTTGCCGTAGCGGCGTTAACGCAGGTAAAGTGTTTGCAAACGTGGTGGGCACCTCGGTTGGTGTTGGCGTCTACATTGCAGCACAAAGTGTGGTCGTGTCGGGCACCGCAAATGCCACAGGCGACGATTACGCGCTTGTCACTTGGAAATAAAACATGGCAGATACCAAAATCTCAGCCCTGACCGCAGCGACTACACCGCTGGCGGGGACTGAAGTATTGCCGATTGTTCAAAGCGGGGCAACGGTAAAAGTCGCAAACAATGATTTGCGGCCAAAACAGATTCAGTCGAATGCCACCAGTGGCGTGTTGCAAGTAGCTGGCCCTAGCGCGGGAAACACCCGTGTAATGACAACACCAGACGCAAACTTTACCGCCGCTAGAACAGATGCTGGTCAAACTTTTACTGGCAATCAGCAGATTAACGGAACACTTGGCGTCAAAAGTTCTGGCGGTGTTGTTACAGTTGAATCAACTGCGGCCCGTGGGTCTGGATCTAACTATGTTACTTTTGCCGACCCAAGCGGTACGAAAGGATATGTTGGTTACATATCCGGCGCAAGCGACAATATGTTCCTATGGAACTCAGTCAATGCGCCAGTGTTGATTGGTGTTAATGGCGCAAATACTTGGACATTTGACACTTCTCAAAACCTTGTTCCAGCCACAGCCGCCAAAGGCATCAACTTTACCGCCAACACCGGCGCAGCAGGCAAGACAAGCCAGTTGCTGAACTGGTACGAGGAAGGGACTTTTACACCGACACAAGGTGCTGGATTGACTGTGGTTGGATCGTTCAGTTCTTCTGGAACTTACACACGAGTTGGCAGACAAGTCACCGTCATTGGGTATGTGGCTGGCTCTACTTCTGTTGCTGTTACGTTGAATGGCGTGATTTGTGGCGGCTTACCTTTTACTGTTGCAGGACAACTGCCGCTGGGAATTGCATCAGACACTGGTTCGCAATCAACATCATGTTTTGGAAATCCAACTACTGCGCTTGTGTATGTTGGAAACGCCATAACAGCATCACCAAAAATTTATTTTGAATTGACATATTTTGTCTAAAGGAATTTGACATGGGCCTGACTCAAGTTTCATATTCAATGATCAACGGCGCTTTTGCCAATGTCCTTGATTTTGGTGCGGTTGCTGACGGTATTACTGATGATTCTGCGGCTATTCAGGCAGCTATTGACCACGTTGCTGCTGCAAACGGTGGAACCGTCTATTTTCCAACCGGCATTTACAGCATAGGAACAACAGGAATTGTATCTGCCACTTCCGTAAATCTTGTCGGTGAAAACGCATCCTATCGAGCAGTCAGTCCAACTGCTGGCGTAATCCTGAAATACTCAGGCACAACAACTGCAATTTTGCTTGCTGATGTTAAACGAAGCAATATCGAAAACATTGCGATTGATATGTCGGGAACTTCGACAGTCAATGTAAAAGCCCTGTACCTTAATGGCGTGTGGCAAAGCACTTTTAAAAATGTAAGTGTGTATGGTTTTCAAGTCGATGCGTATTCAATTTACGTTGATCAAGGCGCAGGTGGCGTTTGGACATCACAGCATTTGTATTTTGAAAACTGCGAAACCGCAGATGGATTTTTCGCTTTTATTGGCTATGCGTCTAACAATGCAATAACCACTTGCGTCGTCAACACAAACCGTGGCATGGCATATGTTGTTGATAACGCGACAGTGACGTTTATCAATGCAACGGCTGAAAAATGGCCAAGTACGACAAACGCTTTCACTTTCACCAACTTCGGTCGCAACCTAATGCTTGGTTGCGACATTGAGTCTGGAGATGTCGGCGCAAACATCGGCATTTACATTGATTCCAATTCTCAGGTTTGGGAATATGGAACAAATTGGGCGGGTTTTACGGGCACAACTCGCATTCAAGGGAAAACTCAACCACACACTGATTACAGCGGCACAACTCAAAATGTTTTGTACGGATTGGTAAACGGTCAAACATTTCCCGGCATGACGTTCGGACAAGTTCCGGGAAGTGGCGTTGGTGATTTTGTGACCTATACGGCTGTCGCCAACGATGTTGCTGGTGGCGCTCAAGATGGTTACCCATTGATTACGCGCAGATTGGGCGGTTCTGTTGTTGATGCTTGGCAATTCAATCGTGGATTACGTCTTGAGCGTGAAATTTCCTTCACTGGCGCTACCGCAACGGAATACGTTTCGATTGCAATTCCCTCTGCATATGGAAATGTGCGGGTAAGAGCCAGCGCATCCGGTTTTCAAGCTGCCGCTGGTGGTGTAAGTTCATCTGTTGAATGTGTTGCGACCAACACGCTTGGAACAATTACAACCAGCGTCAGCACTCCTTTGACAATCGGTGGAGGCGGCGCAACAGCTACATGGACGTTTACACCATCTGGCAATGACCTACTTTGCAAATTCAACACTGGAGGCGCAGGAAGTAATTCAGCAAAAATTGTTGTTGAAATCGATGGTGATTTTTCCAGCTATTCTTGACAAGCGCCTTCTTAGCGCATAATCTAAGAACTGTACCGGCCCAGTAGACCGGGAACTCAAAAGAGTTGAACCATGACTGATGAAGTCCAAACCTTAGCGGAAGTTGACTCCGCGCCAGCACCGGAAGTGACGGCCACTCCCGAGAATGCACAAAATGCGCCGGAAGTCGCTGAACAGAGCAACGAGACACCCGAGGAGAAAAAGTTCTCCCAAGCTGAACTCGATGCGATGATCGGCAAGCGCCTCGCAAGAGAGCAACGTAAGTGGGAACGCGAACAACAGGCCAAGCAAGCAGAGATGCAAGCCAAAGCCCGAGTTCCGGCAGAATTGCCGCCAGCGGACCAGTTTGAGTCGCCCGAAGCCTATGCGGAAGCACTGGCCGAGAAACGTGCTCAAGAGCTGATCGCGCAGCGTGAGACTGCCAAGCGTCAGGCTGAGATCATGGAAGCCTACCACGACAAGGAAGAAGAAGTCCGTGGCAAGTATGATGACTTTGACCAAGTCGCATACAACCCGCAGCTTCCCATCACCGATGTCATGGCTGAAACGATCCGCGCCTCGGAGATTGGTCCTGAGTTGGCTTACCACCTCGGAACAAACCCCAAGGAAGCCGAGCGCATCGCCCGCCTGTCGCCCTTTTTGCAGGCAAAAGAGATTGGGAAGATCGAGGCCAAGTTGGCCGACGCTCCCCCGGTCAAGAAAACAACGTCTGCTCCCGAGCCTATCAAGCCGGTAAGCGCACGAGTCTCAAACACAGGTATCGTTGATACCACCGATCCTCGGGCTACCAAGACCATGAGTGATTCGGAGTGGATTGAGGCCGAACGCCGCCGTCAGATTGCGAAGATGCAGGCACTCAAAAACCGCTGACCTTCCAAAGTAGGGTATGATTACCCGAAACAGGAGGTGGAAATGGAAAGGGATAATCAGTCTTTGACTGCTGAAGAACTGAAGCGGCAACGCAACAGAGAAGCATCAGCCAGATACCGAGAACGCAACCGGGAACGGTACAACCAACGTATGCGCGATTGGCGTGAAGCGAATCGGGAGCAATCCCGCAAACTTTCACGAGAATGGCGCAACCGCAAGTTAGCCAATGCCTCGCCTGATGAAGCCGCCGCGATTCGCAAAGCTGAAGCAGACAAGACAAAACGCTCGCAAGCGGTTTGCAGGGACCAAGTGTACGGCGCTTATGGCGGCTACAAATGCAACTGCTGCGGTGAAACTGAACCATTGTTTCTCTCGATTGACCATATAGACAACAACGGCGCTGAAGAGCGAAAATCAGGTCTGTACGCAGGTTCTGGGATTGGCTTTTATCAGTGGCTAAGGAAGTCTGGATTCCCTCCGGGCTACCAAGTTCTCTGTATGAACTGCAATACGGGAAAGCATAAGAACGGCGGCGTGTGTCCTCACCATACTTCTTCATCATTGAAAGGAAATTGAAATGTCTAACAGTCTGCTTACGATCGACATGATCACACGCAAGAGTTTGGAAATCCTCGAGAATAACCTCGTGCTCACCCGCAACGTGAACCGTCAGTACGATGACAGCTTCGCTGTCACCGGTGCCAAGATCGGTTCTACCCTGCGTATTCGCCTGCCCGACCGCGCTCTGGTGACTGACGGTGCCGCCCTGACTGCTCAGGACGACAACGAACAGTACACCACTCTGACGGTTTCCAGCCAGAAGCACATCGGCGTGTCCTTCACGTCCGCTGAACTGGCCCTGAGCATGGACGACTTTGCAGAGCGCGTTCTGAAGCCTCGTATCAGCCAGTTGGCCTCCAGCGTTGACGCTGACGTGGCTAACAGCTTCAAGGCTATCGGTAACAGCGTTGGTACCCCCGGCACCACGCCCGCTACCGCTCTGGTGATGCTGCAAGCCCAGCAGAAGCTGAACGAGAACGCCGCCACCATGTCGCCTCGTTACCTGACCGTGAACCCTGCCGCTAACGCTGCTCTGGTGAACGGCCTGTCCGGCTTCTTCAACCCCACCGACGTGATCTCCCGCCAGTTCAAGAACGGCATGATGGGCGAGAGCGTTCTGGGCTACGATGAAGTCAACATGTCCCAGTCGATCAAGTCGTTCACGACCGGTTCGCGTACTGCCACCGGCGGTACCCTGTCCGCTTCCGTGTCGACCCAAGGTGCTACCACCATCGCCATCACCGGCGCTGGTAACGCTGGCACCATCAAGATCGGCGACGTGTTCACCGTGGCTGGCTGCTACGCTGTCAACCCCCAGACCCGTGAGTCCACCGGCTCTCTGTTCCAGTTTGTCGCTCTGGCTGACGTGACCCTGAACAGCTCTGGCGCTGGCGACATCACTGTTGCTCCTATCTACACCGCTTCCAACGCTCTGGCCACCGTGGACTCGTTCCCGGCCTCCGGCGCTGCCGTGGTGTTCGTGGGCGCTGCCTCCACCAGCTACGCGCAGAACATGGCTTACCACAAGGACGCCATCGCCTTCGCTACTGCCGACCTGTTGCTGCCCCAAGGCGTTGACATGGCCAGCCGCGCCGTTCACAACGGCATCAGCCTGCGTATCGTGCGCCAGTACGACATCAGCGCTGACACGCTGCCCTGCCGTGTTGACATCCTGTACGGCTACAACACCATCCGTCCGCAGATGGCCTGCCGTATGTGGGGTTAATCTTCACTAGGTGAGTACCCGCCCCCGCCTCGTGCGGGGGTTTTTCTTGAAAGGAACGTAACATGAACGTAGTCATGGTCCACCCCATCCACGGGGCGAAGGTTGCAACCAACCAACTGGAACTGGAAGCAGATGAAAAAAATGGCTGGACGCGCTACAATGCGGACACGCCTGTCACGGCGGCACCTGAGCCGGTAGCTGAAGCGCCCAAGCGCAAGTACACCCGCAAAGTGACTGAATCCACCATCGAACAGCCCAACGACGAGAAGTCGGTAAGCGAAGAATCCGAAGGAAACTGACATGGCAACCACCGCTGGCGAACAAATTAACCGGGCCTTGCGCCTTCTCGGCGTTTTGGCCGAAGGGGAAACCCCGTCAGCGGACACTGCCAATGACGCATTGATCGCGCTCAATCAGATGCTCGATAGCTGGTCTACCGAGCGTCTGTCGGTGTACAGCACCCGCGATCAAATCTTCACATGGCCCGCCAACGAAATCTCCCAAACCCTCGGTCCCTCGGGTGACTTTGTTGGCGACCGCCCTGTTCAGCTTCTGGACTCGACGTACTTCATCGGCCCCAACAACGTGTCGTACAGCCCGTCGTTCATCAACGAGTTGCAGTACAACAACATCGTCAAGAAGTACGATTCGTCCACCTACCCGCAGGTCATGTTTGTGAACAACACGTTCCCAGACATCACAATGCACATCTACCCGCGCCCCACGCAAGACTTGGTGTGGCACTTCATCTCGGTGCAAGAGTTGTCTCAAGCCGAGACACTGGCGACCGAATTGCACTTCCCACCGGGCTACATGCGGGCGTTTGCCTACAACCTCGCGTGTGAAATCGCCCCCGAGTTCGGCGTTGAGCCGTCGCCGCAGGTGCAGCGCATCGCTATGACCAGCAAGCGCAACTTGAAGCGTATCAACAACCCTGACGATGTGATGTCGATGCCCTACGCTGTTGTGGCAACGCGCAACCGCTTCAACATCTACACCGGCTACCCACAATGAAGACGCCCTTCCTCGGATCAGCTTACGTCGCCCGCTCGGTGAACGCCGCCGATGCGCGGATGATCAACTTGTTCCCCGAGATCGTGCCCGAGGGTGGTCTGGAGCCTGCGTTCCTGAACCGCGCCCCCGGCCTGCGCCAGCTTGCCAGCGTCGGCCTTGGGCCGATCCGTGGCATGTGGGCTTACAACGGGTTCATGTACGTTGTCAGCCGCGACAAGCTGTACAAGCTGGACTCCAGCTACAACGTGACCGAACTGGGCACGGTGTACGGCACTGAAGGCCCGGTCAGCATGGCTGACAACGGCACCCAGTTGTTCATTGCCTGCAACGGCCCCAGCTACATCTACAACGCCACGACAGACGTATTCGCCCGCATCACTGACGCTGACTTCCCCGGCGCGGTGACCGTGGGCTATCTGGACGGCTACTTTGTGTTCAACGAGCCAAACAGCCAGCGCATCTGGATCACCAGCCTGCTGGACGGCCTGAGCGTGGACCCGTTGGACTTTGCGTCTGCCGAAGGCTCACCTGACGGCGTGGTTGGCCTTATCGTGGACCACCGCGAGGTGTGGGTGCTGGGTACCAACTCGGTTGAGGTTTGGTACGACAGCGGTAACGCCGACTTCCCCCTTTCCCGCATCCAAGGCGCGTTCAACGAACTGGGCTGCGTGGCGGCGTACTCGATCGCCAAAATGGACAACGGCCTGTTCTGGCTCGGCCAAGACGCCCGTGGTCAAGGTATCGTCTACCGGGCCAACGGCTACACCGGCCAGCGCATCTCGACCCACGCTATTGAGTGGCAGATTCAGCAGTACGGCACCATCTCGGACGCCATCGGCTACACCTACCAGCAAGACGGCCACAGCTTCTACGTCTTGATTTTCCCGACTGCGGGCAAGACTTGGGTCTATGACGCCTCGACTCAGGCGTGGCACGAACGCGCAGGCTTCAGCAACGGCGATTTCACCCGCCACCGTAGTAACTGCCAGGTCTTCTTCAACAACGAAGTGATCGTGGGTGACTACCAAAACGCCAACATCTACGCCTTTGACCTCGACGTGTACGCTGATAACGGCGCAACCCAGAAGTGGCTGCGCTCGTGGCGGGCGCTGCCACCGGGTCAAAACACCTTTGTGCGCACGGCCCACCATGACCTCCAGATTGATCTGGAATCCGGCGTTGGTCTAAATGACGGCCAAGGCAGCAACCCGCAGGTCATGCTGCGCTGGTCGGATGACGGCGGTCACACATGGTCCAACGAACACTGGAACGACATTGGTAAGATCGGCCAATACTACCGCCGGGTGAACTTCCGTCGCCTCGGGATGACGCAAAAGCTGCGCGACCGGGTGTATGAATTGAGCGGTACCGATCCGGTGAAGATTGTCCTCACGGGTGCAGAACTACGATTGTCTGCCAGCGCAAATGCCTAATCCGTTAAACGTCCCAATCACACCTCCTCGGGTTGCTTTCATCGACCCGAGGACGGGGAACGTCTCGCGTGAGTGGTACATGTTCTTCTTGTCGCTGTACCAGTTGACTGGTGGCAGCGACATCTCGCTCGATGATGTGCAAAAAGGCCCACCGGCTGTCACCATCGACGAGATCAACCACAGCATCAACAAGGCCACTGAGAACCTCGGTCCCTCGCAAGACGGGCTGCTGGCGCAGATTGCCGAGATGCAAAAGCAAATTGAGGCGCTTGAGGTGCAGGTGCGGCCCGAACTGGGCACCATGAGCCAGCTTCAGCAGGCCAATTTGCCGTGGGTGACGTTCGACACGACACCTCAGAGCCTGCCGACAGACATCGGCACGGTGGCGTGGGATGGCGGCACGACTCTGGGCATCCAGATGACGGCCAACGTGCTCCAGCCGGTCGGTGAGGCGCAGTACTTCTACATCAAGGCCGACAGCACCATCACCAAGGGTCAACTGATCATGTTCACTGGCGCAGTGGGTGCCAGCGGCGTGATCAAAGGCGCTCCAGCCACCGGGTTGACAGACGGTCAGTACCTGATGGGTATCGCCGCCGAAGACATCGCCACCAACGGGTTTGGTCTGGTGACCTCGTTCGGCCATGTGCGCGGCTGGAACACTACCGGCGCTCCGGTCGGTGAAACGTGGGCAGACGGCGACATCCTGTACTACAACCCATCGGTTGCTGGCGGGCTGACCAAAACCCAGCCGACCGCCCCCAACGTCAAGGCGACCGTTGCTGTCGTGGTGAACGCTGCACCCGCAGGTTCCGGTGATGTGTTTGTTCGCGTGTCCACTGGCTCTGTGCTGGGCGGCACCGACTCAAACGTGCAGTTCGGCACCCTTGCCACCAACGACCTGATCCAGTACAACGGCACCTACTGGACCAACGTCACCCCTGCGGCAATTATTGCCGGTGCGGGTGGTGCTCCGGTCACCAAAACCGCCGACTTCACGGTGGCCGCTGGCGAGACTTGGCTGATCAACAACAAGTCGGGGTCTTCCTGCACGGTGACGCTGCCCAGCGCCAGCACCAACACTGGCCGGGTGCTGCACTTCCAGAACTACCAAGCCCAGACCCTCGTGTCAGCTTCGAGTAATGTGGTGCCGCTGGCCGGTGGTTCGGCTACCACGGCGATCTTGGAAGCCGTTGCCGGTGCCAACGCCACCTTGGTGTCTGATGGCACAAGTTGGATAATGACGCAATACGACTCAAACAACTCGTTGGAATTGGAGTAACAGCATGACAGTGACCGTCAAAGTCCTCGTTCCCGCCAAGACGGTGGAGAACACCCAAACCACCCAGTACACGGCTTCGGGCGTGACCACGATCATCGACAAGTTCACGGCGACCAATTACAGCGCCAGTGCAGCAACGATCTCGGTCAACCTCGTAACGGCCTCGTTCTCGGCTGGCAACAGCAACTTGATCACCAAGACCAAGACGCTCCAGCCTGCCGAGGTGTACACCTTCCCCGAGCTGGTTGGGCAGGTATTGGGAAATGGCGACTTCATTTCGACGATTGCCGGGACCGCCAGCGCCATCAACATGCGCGTGTCGGGCCGTGAAGTTACCTGATGACGTGTGGCAAGTGGTCAAAGATCACTTGCGCGAGTACAAAGGATACGAGGCAAAGGATGGCCTACGCGATGCGATTGAAGCCCATACTGACATCGAGCTGTTCGATGGAGGCGCATTTATCGCGGTGGGCAATGAGTTTGATTTGTTTGTTGTGCCCGAAAAGCGCGGAAAATGGCGCATTCGATCCATCCTCAGCGGATACCTTGACCGAATGGGGGCACTTCACGGTAAAATCGTCGCACGGATTGACGAGCGGAATACACCCTCACTTCGTCTGGCGCGGCACTTTGGGTTTCAAGAAGTGAGTCGAGAGAACGGCGTCATTCGATTGGAGAAAAAACATGGGTGATATTGTCAACGCAGTAGCGGACGTATTTGGTTTTGGTCCTGCCAGTAAACAGGCAGACGCTACAACCCAAGCGGCCAACATTTCCGCACAAGCGCAGCGCGAGGCTTTGGCGCTTCAGCAGCGCATGTATGAAGAAGGCGTTGCACGTCAGCAGCCTTGGCTTCAGGCAGGCACCGGCGCAATCAATCGACTAGCGGCGGGACTTGGAAAAGGTGGTGAATTTGGGACACCGTTCACCCAGACAAATTGGCAGCAAGACCCCGGCTACCAATTCCGATTATCAGAGGGTCTGAAAGCCCTTGATCGGCAAGCCGCTGCCCGTGGTGGCCTGATCTCTGGCGCTGCGCTCAAAGCGGCGCAAGGCTACGGTCAGCAGCAAGCATCTCAGGAATACCAAAACGCATTTGACCGCTACTACAACGAGCGAAATCAAATGCTGCGTCCGCTGCAATCACTGGCCGGTGTCGGGCAGACTGCCGCTGATACGCTGGGCAGCGCCGGTGGCACTTACGCCAACCAAGCCAATGCGCTGGCAATGACCAACGCTGCAAATCAAGGCAATTTGGCGTTGCAACAGGGCAACATCCGCGCCAGCCAGTATGGTGGTTACGGCAACGCGCTTAATCAGGCGCTGAACACCAACTGGTCGCAGGTTGGTAACTATTTTGGCAACCCCGGCACCGCTTGGAATTATGGGACCAACGTAGGTTCAGAGCAAACCCGTATGCTTGCTGCGCAAGAAGCCGGGCTTTAAGGAGCAATCATGGCTGGACTTATCGACGTAGGTATTCTCAAACCCGAGTTGGCAACCTCGTTTGCCACGGGATACCGTCAGGCTGAACAGCAACGCAATACGCTTGCTGAGCAGGCGCAGCAGCGCGAAATGAATCAGTACAAACTGGATCAAATCAAACAAGACCGCGCGGCCATGCAACAGTTGCAGCAACAGCTTCTTGCCGCAGGCAAAGACCCGGACATGAACAGAGTGTTTGACGCGTTGATTGCTACTGGTCAGCCAGAATACGTCACCAAAGGTATTGAAGGTAAGCAGCGTTTAAAAGCCATTACAGACTTTGACGCCATGTACGCCCGTGACTTTGGCGCTGCCGCACCTGGCGCCGCCGCCCCTGCACCAGCTAACGCACTGGCATCCCCCGGCGCCGCTCCGGCCATGCCTGCTGCACCTGCCAATGCTATGGTTGCGCCTGGCGCAGCTCCTGCCGCCGCGCCTGTCAATGCGATGGCTGCGCCGCCTACTGAGCAATTCCTGCGCCAGCAGTATGTGAAGTACAGCTCGTCGGCTGATCCCCGCGCCAAAGCTATTGCGGAAATGTACAAGACGCAGTTGGCTGAGATGCACAAGGTTCCAACGTCGATCCGCGAGTTCCAATACGGCCAAGAAAACCCAGCATTTGCCCAACGTCAGTTGGAGTTGAAGCGCGCTTCTGCGCCGAACACTAAAGTTGTGCTGCCGCCGCAAGAAACCGAGTTTGAAAAAGGGCTGGGCAGCGGTCAATCCAAATCAATTCTTGAAAGCCGCACTAACGCCGAAGACGCCGCGCAAATTTTGGCGACCAACCAAGTTGGCCGTGATTTGCTCAATTCCGGCGCAATCACTGGCACTGGCGCGGAGTTCTTGGTGGGCCTTAACCAAGCACTTAAACAAGTCGGTATTGACTTTGGCTACGCAGACGCTGCGAACAACTCGCAAGCCTACGCCGCCAACATGGGCGCCAACGTCGGCAAGCTGATCAAGCAGTTTGGTGCAGGCACCGGTCTGTCGGACGCTGACCGCTCCTACGCCGAACGAATGGCCGGTGGCAAGATCAGTTTGACGGAGAGCGCCCTGCGTCGGATTATCGACATCAACGACCGCGCAGCGAACAATGTGATTGACTTGCACAACAAAAAAGTCAAAGGCATCAAGACCAACGTCCCACTCACTGTCGAAAAACCGACACCTGCTCCTCGCCGCGCTGGCGCAGCAGATATTCCTGGCCAAAGCCCAGCACCTGCCGCCGCGCCCGCTGCGTCCAACATTGATGCTCTGTTGAAAAAGTACCAATAACTATGGCAACTATTGAAGAACTCAGCGCGGCGTTGATTAAAGCAGACGCTGCTGGCAACACTGCTGATGCCAAAGCGTTTGCTGACGCTATTCGCCAAATGCGCAGTTCTGAAATGGCGCCTCCCGTGCAAGCCGAAATTCCCGGCCCTCGTCAAGCGACGTTTCTGCCAGCACTGGGTCGCGGTGCTGCTTCGCTGGCTGACGTTACAGTCGGCGCTGTGCTACCTGCTGTCGCGCAGCAGGTTGTCTATCCGTTTGCGCGTATCGGGCGTTCGCCTGAAGAAGCTCAGCGCATCACCGGCGGTGTTGTAAGCGCAATAGACAAGCCATTTGGCAAAGCCTTTGGCGTGACTGAAACGCCTGAGTACAAAGGCGAAGCCACCCAACGCTTGATGCAATTCATCGGCGAGAACTTCCAAAAAGGCGCTGAATGGATTTCTCAACAAACTGGCGTGCCCACCGGCGACGTTGAAAACATGATGGGTTCGCTGACGCTTGCTGCACCCGCCGCTGCTAAACCGGTTGTCCGCACAGTAAAACAGACCGTTGTGCCTGCCGTCGAAAAAGCCATTGTTGGCGCCAAAATGCCGTTTGAAAAACAACTGGCTGCTCGCGCCGAGCGCATGTCGTTGGAAGACTACGCCCGTGGCCCGCAAATTGACGCTGCCGCAGAAGCCCAGCGCCTCAAAATTGCGCTCAATCCGACCGATATTGAGCCAGGCGCTGGTCCTCGCGTCCGTTCTATGGTTGCTGGCGCTCGTGGCCCAGAAAAACTGGCCGAGACAAACAAAGGTCGTGTGCGCGAGATCGCGCTTAACGAACTTGACCTACCCCCTACTACGCAGCTCAACACGCCGGACGCCTTCCAGCAGGCCCGTTCCAAAGTGGCCGAGCCTTACGATCAAGTTGCCAAGCTGCCCACGATGACTGCTGACGATACCGTGCGCGCGTCGTTGGATCGCCTGCGCCCGGACGAGTCGTTGATCGGCTCTGACAAATACGCTTCGGCAGTCAACAGCATCATTGACGATGCGATGGCTAAGACTGACGCTGGTCTGACTGGCGCGCAGTTGCTCGATAACGTCAAGACACTGCGCCAACGCGCTCGCAAGGTGTACAACAACAAGAACGCCGACTTGGCCGCGCTTGATGTTGCCGACACCAACTTGGCCGTGGCCAACGTGCTGGAGTCGATGATCGAATCCAACGTGTTTGACCCCAAACTGCTGGACCGCTTCCGCGACGCACGTCAGAAAATGGCGCGCTCTTACGCATATGAAGGCGCAACTGACCTCAACACCGGGATGGTGGACGTCAAGAAGCTGGCCCGCATCACTGCCAAAGACAATACGCTGACCGGCGACATCGCTTCGTTGGGCCAAATTGCAGGTAACTTCCCTGACGTGTTCAGCACCAAGGCCGCATCGACCTGGTATAGCGCACCTCGCCTTAGCCGCTCCGGCGCTGCTGGTGGTGCAGGTGCCTTGATCGGTTCGCAGTTTGGCTTGACCGGCTCTATCGTGGGCGGTCTGCTGGGCGGCGCTGCTGGTGAAGGTCTGGGTGCATGGCAGGCCAGCAAAATTGCTTCACCTGCGTATCAAGCTGGTTTGACTCTGCGCGACATGCGCATTCCGGTCAATCAACTGGCTGCGCCGATGGCGCCTATCCCTCAAGGCCAAGCCATTGTTCCATACCAGGCGCCCGTAGAAGTTCTAGCCCCCGGCGAAGGTCCGTACCGACCAAACTTTGTGTTTGGCCAAAACCAGTATGACCCTCGCGTGACGCCAGTCATGCCCGAAACCAACCGCCTGCTGGGCGCACCCAGCGCCGAAGGCACGATTAACGCCTTGCGTGCTGAAGACGCCCGCCGCGCCGGGCTGTCCCGCGCTGTCGGCCAGCAAGCCGAAGCCCAGCAAGCTGCCGCTGAAGCTGCTGCTCGCCGTCCGACCAGCGGTGAAGTCATGCTGGAATTTGACCCGATCACTGGCCGCTTCCGCGAAGCCAGCCAAGGCATCAAAGGTGCCACACCTGAGACATTCAGCAACTTCGGCTCGGCGCTGGAGACAGCATCGAACAAGGTCACCGAAGGCAAGCGTTTCGACATGACCGCCGCCGAAAAGGTTGCGTGGGAAAAGACCAAGGTCGATCTGGCCGAAGTCGCCCCCGGCTTCAAGGCACTGTCGGACAAAGCGATTGCCGAAAAAATGATGGACCGCGCTTGGGTGGAGCAGACTGCTGCCAAAGCCCGTCAGCAGGCCGCAGCATTTGAGCAAATTGCTGCCCGCGCTGCCGATGAACGCGCCCGTCAAGCTGCTATCGCCAATCGTGAGCGCATGATGGACCTTGCTGCTCAGATGGAAGAAACCCTTCGCGCCCCACGCCCAGTGTCCACTGGCGGTCAGGGTCCGAAGACTCGGGCTTTTCAGCGCAATCGCATGAACCCCGACCAAGAAGTATTGAATCAGTTGTTGGGGAAGTAGTAATGGCCTTTGACGATACGAATTTCGACCCGGTGCGGTATGGTGTTTTGTGGCAAAAAGTGGAGGACTACGAGCGCCGCTTTAACGCTATGGACAAGAAGCTGGACCGCATGGAACTTCAGATTGAGGAGCTGCTCGCCCTCGCCAACAAGTCCAGAGGCGGCTTTTGGATGGGCATGACCATTGCGTCAGGCGTCGGCGGCGTCATCAGTTGGGTTGTTTCACACTGGAAGGCTTGACATGTTTCAGCTTGGCCCCCGATCAAAAATGCGTTTGAACGGGGTCCATCCTGACCTCGTTAAAGTCGTTGAACGCGCCATCGAGATCACCCCGGTGGACTTCACTGTGCTCGAAGGCTTGCGCAGCCCAGAGCGCCAAAAGGAACTGGTCGCCGCTGGCGCATCCCAGAGCCTCAACTCCCGCCACATCACCGGTCACGCTGTTGATCTGGGCGCCTGGGTGGACGATCAAGTCGATTGGTCGTGGCCCCTGTACTACAAGATTGCCCGCGCCATGAAGGAAGCGGCCAAGGAACTCAAGATCGACATCGAATGGGGTGGTGACTGGATCACGTTTAAAGACGGACCCCACTTTCAGTTGTCCCGCAGGAGCTACCCATGATTGACCCGATAACCATCCTTGCGGCGCTTGGTCCGTTGGCTGTCGATCTAGGAAAATCCCTGATCGGGCGCTACATTCAGACCGACGGGTACAAGCCTACCAACGTGGACGAGTACATCAAGATGCGCCAGTTCGACTTGGACATGTTCAAGGCGATGAACGAGGCGGGAGGCTCCAACCCATCCTACCCTTGGGTCGAAGCTGTTGTGCGCCTCCAGCGTCCTTTGGTGGCGGCTATTGTGCTGGGCACATGGGCTGTGCTCCAACTGAGCGGTAACCCAAGCGACGCAGCGGACAACTTTGCGTCCGCTGTGGGCTTCTACCTGTTTGGTGACCGGACGCTGTTCTACGCTCGAAAAACCATCAAAGCCAACTGATCGACATCAGCAGTGCCATGATGGGCACCCCGACGCACAAGATCAGCAGCCACTTCGCTAAGTGTCTGACGTACAGCCGCCACAGCGTCGGCGGCAGTTCCTCTTGCGTCTGATACCGGCGTCCGATCTTTGCCACCTTGGCGGCTCTTACCGGGCAATTCCGGCCCTGATTGCACTCCCCGTACTCGTCGCAGCAGTTCATCTTTAAGCCTTTCTTCGGTCGTAAACCGATGTTCGTTTGCACATTCGTAGCGGCGCACCACCACGTTGTCTGTTTTTCTTGTGCGGGTTTCCTTGACTGTCGTCCATGCCCCACACTGCGGGCAGGTCATACTCATTTTTCGTGTCTGTTTTTCTGTGGTTTGGTTGACGCTCTGGCGAGAGAATACACGCCAAAGACTCGATAGGACAAGACAGCTTCCTCGGTCTGCTGCGGCTTGTCTTTGATAAAGATGCTGGGCCTCGGGTTCTTGTACCAGAGGAACGGCGAGTGTTCAGAGCATGTGCATTTCATTTGTCTCTCCTGCCATACGATGCAGCAATTCCTTAGCTGTCTTGCGTGCCCTATAATCATCCGCAATCTGCTTACGGCTCTTCGATGGGCGAGGCACATCTTTGCCTGCGCCAAGCATGTAGATGCGCGTCTGGTGCCTGCCAGAGCCGTCCCAAGTGCAGATATGCGTCACACCAGCCTTGTGCAGGTGGTAGGTGTAATCGTAGATCGTCAAAATGTGCAGCCCGGTTTCCTCGGCCAACTCAGCGCAGGTTCTTGTGCCCTCAGCCAGCAGCTTGATCAGGACGGCGTAGGTGAACGCCCCCATCTTTTTTGCCCGCTTGGCCCCCGGCTTCCTGCGCACCGTCACGTCCAACTTCGTCATTTCTTGTCGAGCCTCGCAACAGGTTTCGCCAGCAGCCACTTGTCGCCCAGTTGCAGGACAGAGCGCACCCACGCCTTGCGGTTATGGCGGTCCAGCTTAGGATCGCCGCTGCGCCACAGTTCGTATGCGCGGTGAAAAAGGTCTTTTGCTTCTTTCATTTCAGTGCTTCCTTTAGTATCTCCGCGCGCTCACGGGCGGCGCGCAGGGTTGTGTAGCGCTGGTGCAGACGCTCCAGCACAGTCACTCGTTTGGTGCCAGCACGCTCGGCGTTGAGCATGTCCAGCACCTGCTGCTCAGTCATCGTACTGAGCTGGTCATTTAGTTTTCGCCAAGATAACATCGAGTTTCCTTTCAATTTCCAAGATACGTTTGATCGTGCGCGCCATGCTGCGCTCGGCGCTGTTGTACATGCGCTGCTTGTGGCGCAGCTCAGACCTGGCGGCTTTTAGCTTGGCCCGGTAAAAATCTTCTCGTTTCATTTCAAACTTTCAAGTGCAACATCGGCCAGCGCGCGCTTGTCATGCAGCGCACCCCAAATCTTTTCGTCCACGCTATCTTTGGTCATGAGGATGTACACCCACACGTCTCGGGTTTGTCCAGACCGATGCAGGCGTCCGACGGTTTGTTCGTAAAGTTCAAGACTCCACGGCAAGGACAGAAAAACCATGTGGTGGCCTCCGTGCTGAAGGTTAAGGCCGTGACCTGCGGATTTCGGATGCACTGCAAGAAGTCGAACTGACCCAGCGTTCCATCGTCCAATGGCGTTATCATCGTCCAGCGTAACGAGGTGCTTGTAGCGTCGCTTGAGTTCTGCGAGTTCTTCTTTGTAGTTGTAGACAAGAATTGTGTTGGCATGTTGGTTCTCGTTGAGTAAGTCATCCAGCGCGTCGAACTTGTGCGAGCTAAACCAAACCGGCTCGGGGGTGTAAACAAACCCGCTCGACATTTGTTGCAGCTTTTGCGTCACCACAGCAGCGTTCTCGGCAATCGCCCGAGCGTCCGTGAGTTCAGCCACAAAGTCCTTCTTCATGTCCTCGTAGGGCTTGCGGTCTTGCAGCTCGGCGCGCAGCTCGACAGCGTGGCAGGGCGGCAGCTTGTCCTTGTACTCACCCGGCTCCAGCACAAACGTGGCGCGTTTGATTTTCTTCATGACCATCTCCAGCGCACCTGGGCGCGGCGTCCAGTCATCAAAGCCAGCGTAGGTCGAGAGCATAAAGTATTGCTGCATGAAGGCGCCCTTGGAGCGGCCCAGCAGTGACTGGTCAACGATCTTGCACTGGCCGAACACATCCTCCAGACCGTTGCTGGTGAACGAGCCGGTCAAGCCCCAGCGCACTGGGCAGTCCAGCACCTTGTTGAGCGCCTTAAAGCGCGCGCCAGAGGGGTTCTTCAGTTTGGTCAGCTCGTCGAACACCACGCCGTCAAACTCAAACTTCTGGTCGGCCAGCCATTGGAGGTTGTCGTAGTTGGTCACCACGACCTGAGCCTTGGACTTGAGGGCTTCAAGACGCTGCTTAGGCGTGCCCACAGCGACAGCGACGCCCAGCATCGGCGCCCACTTAGGTGCTTCGACTGGCCACACATCTGTGCAGACACGCTTAGGGGCTAACACCAACCAACGCTTGACGTGCTGGTCGCGCCACATCTCCCACATGGCCGTGAGCGTGATGGCGGTCTTGCCCGCGCCCACTGGCGCCAAGACCATCGCCCGGTCGTGCTCGTAGAGGAAGTCAGCAGCAACTTCTTGATAGCCGCGCAGTTTCATTTCTTGCGTGTCTCCAACTCGATCAGCAGCTCGATGTAGTGCTTGGCCTTCTCCAGATCAGCGATGCCGTTCTTCTTGCGCCAGCGGCTGACGTACTTGACGACGTTGCCCTCCAGGTAGCCCATCGCGTTGGCGTGGATATACTCGACGGGTTGGATCGGCAGGTCTTTGTAGTGATTGCCAGCGACTTGTTTGTCGAGGGCGTTAAAGGCTTCATCCTCTTCCATCGTGATCGGCAATTCGTTGATTGATCCAGTCATTTACGTTCTCCTTTGACCAAAGTACACAGTAGTTTTGATTGAGCCGAGCCATGTCCTCGGCAAAGACCTCTTGCAGCGCAGACAGTCGCCCTTTCTCGGTCTTGAGTTCCACGAACCATGTCGAACCATCGGGCAGACAGACGACACGATCTGCGACACCTCGGTGCGCTGGGCTGGTGAACTTGTACGCCACGCCGCCCAACTCCTTGACCTTCTTGACGAAGTACGTCTCGATTTGTTTTTCAAGCATGTTTTGCATCTTACACGAAAAAAAGTTGTTGTGCAAAAGTTTTTTACGGTATATACTGGAGGCTCAACAACGAAAGGACTCTGAAATGAAAGACCCGCTACCTTGGCCTAACAAGCCAGTTGACTGGAACACCCGAACAGGCGGCTACGCCAAAGACATGCTGCTGCGCGACTACTTTGCTGCCAAGGCGATGCAAGGGTTTATCAGCGATCCAGACTGGCGTGTTGATATGCATCCGGACGAAACTGCTAGAGCCGCTTATTCACAAGCAGACGCAATGCTGAAAGCGAGGGAAGCCTGATGTTGCACTCTTCAATCGTCGGCGGCTCGACCGCCAAGCGCGTGATCAACTGCCCAGGCTCTGTGGCGTTGGTCGCTAAGATGCCGCCCAAGCCCAGCAGCGAGTTTGCTGACCGTGGCACGCTGCTGCACAACGTCATCAGCGAAATTCTGGACAAGAACCTGCCGGGGCACACGTTCATCGGCACCAAGTACAACGACCAAGTTTTGACCGAAGACCTTTATGTTGAAAAGATCGAAACCGCACTGGCAACGCTCGACGAGATCGACCCCAAGCGCGAGCTGGCGTACGAAGTGGAGACGCGCGTTGGGTTTGGCGAGCTGCTACCTGGCGTATTCGGTTCTACTGATCTTGTTGGTCGTCTTGGTGATCGTGCCATCGTTCTTGATTGGAAGTTTGGCGATGGCGTTGTGGTGGACGCTGAAGAAAATCCCCAACTGATGTTCTACGCCGCTGCGTGTATGCGCACGCCAGCAGCAGCTTGGGCCTTCGAGGGCGCCAAGGAAGTGGAACTCATCATCGTGCAGCCGCCCGTCACTCGCCGCTGGGTGACAACCATCGAGCGCATCAAACAGTTCGAGCAAGAGCTGGTGATGGCCGTGCATGAGAGCCAAAAGCCCGACGCCAAACTGCAACACGGCGACCACTGCCGCTGGTGCGCTGCCAAGCCGATCTGCCCGCGCATGACCGGTGCAGTGGACAGGGCTTTGAAAACGCAACTTGATGCGCTAGACTTGCCGACCTTGGGCAAGTATCTGGAAAATGCTGAACTGCTCGAAGGCTGGATTTCTGACCTGCGCGCGCTGGCGTATAAGATGCTTGAAAGCGGCAAGTCAGTTCCCGGCTATAAGCTGGTCAACAAACGCTCGACCCGTCAGTGGGTTGATGAGTCCAAGGCGCTTGAACAACTGCACAGCATGGGCCTGACTCGTGATGAGCTGTACAAGCCAGAAGAATTAGTAAGCCCTGCTCAAGCTGAGAAGGTGCTGAAAAAGCGCAAGATGGCGCTGCCCGACGATCTCGTCGTGGCAGTGTCGTCGGGCACCACGATGGCGCCGGAGAGCGATCCCCGGTCACCTGTCGTACAAATCGGGCAGCAACTGGTTGCTGCTCTTTCTAAACTGCAATAAAGGAAACTATCATGTCCTCTCTCGTAACTTTCTCTCAAGCTGGTCTTCCCGCTGTCTCCAACCTCTCGACAGCTCTTCGCAAACTGGAAGCTGAAGTCGGCCCTGCTGGTGTTGCCATCCTCAAGATGGACAAGACTGGCCACTGGGTCTTCGGCGCTGACCAGACCGAAGTGGAAGACGACTCCACCTGGGCCATCAATCCTTTCTCGTTCGTCCA